CCCTTTGCAAGTCACTGCGAAGATGGAACCACAATTCGCTCAAAAACTGATTCCATCGGCAGGCTTTTTGCGCCCTGCCCTTGGGTGACTTTTCGCCACTCTGGTGTCGTCTTGGCATCGAAAATCGAAAACGGAAAAGCCGAAGCGCGGTGTGATGAGTTTATTGTTCGCAGAAAATGATGTAAATTTTAAGGGCTTGGAGCCGTAACCCCAAGCCCACCTGATCGAACCACGAATCAGGCACAAACCAAAAGTATAAAAGGAACCACAATGCAGTTTACTTTTAACGAGCAACAAGTGAATTTCATCTTGCAAGCTCTCTCGCAACTGCCCTATGCTCAAAGCGCGGGAATGATCCACGAAATCCAAGCCCAAGCACAGAGCCAACTTAAAAAGGCAGAGCCAAAAGCCGAAACGGAGGCGGAAAATGACTGAGGAAAAAGCCCCCGTTATTGTCGCGCTTGACCGCCTAGAAAACGCGATCCGCGCTCTAGCCAAAACCTACAAAGCCGAAAAACAAGCCAATGCCGAGATAATGCCACGAATCGAGGCTATGATTCAAGGTATTATCGAGATTGTACCCGTTGCTGAGGCAACTCCTCCTCAAGCGGAGGAAATCACATTAACCACCGAGGAATCGAATGGATCAGATTTGGGAGAATGGAGTTCTCAATAAAGAGGCTCTGAAGCGTGTTGTCGATCAGTTTATCGCAAAGGTCGAAAACCCCGCAAAAGTCGCAACCCGTGCAGAATTTGAACAAGTCAAACGCGATTTTCAGTCCTTTGTTGAAAATCGCTTGATTTAAAACTAGCCCCCGCAAGGGGGTTAAACTTTTGGAGAACCACAAAATGAACTCAACAACTGAATTTTTGGCCGAATCAAATGCGAGCTACTTGAGCGGGAAAGCCATAGAATCGATCCTAAGCGGAGATCTCAAAGAGGCTCAAGAGTTGCTCAAGCGCGAAGAAAAACGCATTGAGAAGTTGCCCAAAGTGCCTCAAGTGATGGAATTTCCCACCGCGCCAATCCACGCCAAAGTCAAAGTCCAGGAGCTACCCGACAATGCCAAAGTTTGCGAGTCCTGCGTGAAGCAAGACCACCGCGATGACCTGCCCTTCGATTATAAGATTGTCGTGCATGATAAAGGCAAATGCGACTCTTGCGGAGCTGATACGCAACTTACAAACGTGCTCAAAGTCCGCTCAGAGATCGAAACCCAAAAAGAACCGCAAAAAACATCTTGGACAATTGCGCCAAAGCTTGAATAGAGTGTATATTTGAATTGTTGTGCGTTGTGAACCCAAACAGCGATCTCTTGGCAAGGCTTCGTCTCCAAACCCAAGAAAAAAGGGACTCCGTTTTTGGAGTCCTTTTTTGTTAGCCTCGAATGCCTCGATTAAAGCCTTTTCCTTTTTTCAAAAGCTCAAGAATCAGCTTGATCCACTTCATGGACATCCCCTTTGATAAATTCGCGTTCTGCATGAGTGCATGGTAATTTCGGATAGACTTCATGCCCTTTCCAACGCAAGGCATTAAAATACTGATAAGCCTTGTGGCGGAAATACCACTTTTGCGACTTCACAAGCCACCGATTGAACCGCCCTAATTCTGTAACCTCGGGATGCTCAATCGCAAAAAGTGCAATCTGCAAAAATTCCTCATCCGCGCTTTTTTGGGCTTCAAATAAACCGACATTGTCAATATCGCCTTGATGATATAAAATATCATGTAGATCGCTTGCAGGACGGAATAAGGTTGTTGTAACTGGATTCAAATTATCTAAAACACGAGTCAAAGCCCTTTGCCAAAACGTGGCATCTGACCCACAACCATTTTGCTTCACTTCGCGCCCACAACATGCACAAAGCTCCCATGTTATTTTAGGCATAGATACCCCTGCGCATCAACTTGCTTCAGCCTGTGCAATTCCAAAGCCTTCCCAATCGTAAGCCCTAGAGACTTTTGAAAATGCGCCCCATCGCGTTTCTTTCCTTTCCACCGACCACCCCAAGTCCACCCGTGAGCCTCAAAGATCGCCACAACATCAAGCCAATCGGCTTTTCCGTTTCCGTTCCAATCTTTTGACTCATCCCAACTCGCGCCATTTTGCACCAAAAAGCAAATGTCAATTGCGAGCCCGTAATTGTGCCAACTCATGCCTGCCTTGGCATAGCTTGCAATCTCACCCGCTTTTGTCCTGCCTTGAGCGTAGATCTCTGACTGCTCTGCAAATGTCCTCAGAGTGTGCGTAAATCGTACTCTTAGCCCACTTTGCCAACACCGCTCTAAAATTTTCTTTGCTTCGCCCCTGAGCCTAGGGTGCAAAAGCTCAATTCGGTCTAAACTTATTTTATCTATCTCCACCGCGCCCACTCCTTTTCTAAAACTGATTTTATGTATTGCGATGCTATTAAGGGGTCTTGATTCACCAAAATTTTATTTGGCAAACGCTCCTCAAAATGCCACCGCATAATTTGTGCAAAATCCCCAAGACATTTCCCGTTTGATTTTTGCACTCTAGACAAACTCGATGCAAATTCAATGAAGCAATCCCCGCAAAAATCCTGCACTAAATTCTCGGGCTTTTCGCCCTTTATTTCAATGCAAAAACTCATGACTTGATAAAAAACGGAATTGATTGCGCCACCCACAAAAATATCGGCTGAATTTGCGTTGAGCGTTGAGTCCGATTCTAAGCGGTTTTGAATCATTCCGTACAAATTGCGCTGTTCGATTATCGTTTCCCGTGAAACCGCACAAAGAGCCTTGCACGCATCTTCCAAAGCCTCAAGAGCTTCCGTCTGCCTTTTCGATTTAATCCAACTCATCCAAAGTAAAAAGCTGACTGAGCCGATTGCTAAAATCGCTTCAAGCCAAGGTGGTAGGCTTAAAATTCCAAGCAGAGTGTTTGTTACTTCTTGTTCCATGTGTTAAAACTAAAAAAGCCCCGAAGGGCTTTGAGTTAAATCGGAACCCAATCGAGTTGCCATGATCCGCTTCCGATTGTGAGTGTTCCGTTTTGACCGCCTACGCTATCGATGATCGTTGTTCCGTTGTCATCAATCGAGTAATTCCGCGCCAATACACCGCTTGAGTACATCTCAATGCTAGCCATGCGACCGATTAAACCTTGAGCCGATGGTCTGCGTCCAATGCTCGTCACTTCAAAAACATTACCCGAAAAGCTCACATTAAGAGTGCTCCATTGATTTGCGGGAAAGTCGGTGCTGTTGTTTGCAACCGATGCGCCATTGATTTGAGTTGTGGGTGAGTTAGTGGTGTTTACAAATCCAGTTGTTTGTGAGCGAATCGATCGACTTGTGTACCCTGCGTTACTCAAAAAGGGTCGCATTGCACTTGGTGCAGGGTCATTGTGCCAAATCTTGAGCGTGACCCGATCACACAAAATCAAGGGAATTGCGATTGATGTGTCGCCATTAAAATTCAGCACATTCCGCCCAACATACTGCGTTCCCGTTGTCGTGTCAACATAAACCGCCCCGATGTAGGGCGGTGTTCCGCTTGGTGCGCCTGCTCCCGAGAAAATCGTTTCCTCAAGAACCGCGCTGATCGCGTCTAGTCTCATAGAGTCGCACTCCAAGAGTTCACGACCATTGTACCACTTGACGGAGCAATTCCCTTGTGGCGAATGCGAACGCCTCCCGAGTGTCGCATGGGTCGCGTATACCGATCTCCCGCCTTGATTGTAAGGTTCTCGGTCGAGTCGCGCATGGTGGAATTGTTGTCAGCACTCCACCGCACTTCGACTTCAACATCTTGGTTTGTGCCGTTAATAAAACGGATAAATTCACCGCCTGCGTTCAAATTCGATGCGACAGAGTTTGAGTAGTCTGCGGGAATTGTGCCTGCACTGACTTCCAAGAAATAATCACGTACACCCATTTTTAGCTCCAAAGATCAGGGTTTGATTGTGGCTGAGTCACACTAAAAATACTTTGAAAATGCGCTAAGACTTGCGCTCTCAAAGGTTGGTCTAAATCAATCTCGAAAGTGTCGTTTATCGTGGTCAAATGCACCACATTTCCGTCTGCGAGGATCGAGAAATATTCGGTGTAGGTCGTTGCGGTGTTTTCGAAAATATCAACCTTGGCGCATCGAGCGAGGCATTTTGGAACGATCACGCCATTCCAAGCGTGGTTTGTGAGAGTCGCTTCGAAAACGAAAACGGGCGGTTTCGGGGTTTCGATTTGTTCCATTTTTATTCCTTAGACTAAAGCCATTCGTGTGATATAGCAAACAGTTGCACTTTGCCAATTAAACTCGTAACATGCTCGCCCGTTAATGGGGATTGTGTCGAGTGTTATTGTCGCACCGCTCGTTTTGCCCGTCATGATAAACGTCGCGCCCGACAAAGTCACGCTCAAGTCACGAGTTGCGGAGCCATGACCTTGCACAAACATGATCGACCGCGCATCAGCAGTTGCTCCCGAAATTGTGACCGTGACATTACCCGTGGAGCTTGTGAGAGTTAGCCCTAGACCTTGACCACTCCCCAAAGCCCAAGTGTAAGTCGTTCCCGTTGGGGTGTTGGTTTGTTGGGTTGTGCGAAATCCCCGTGCAACAATTCCCGAGGTGCTTGTAAATGTTTTTGCACCCGAAAAAGTTTGAGTGGTCTCAAGGTCTGCGCTCGTCTTAGTCGCCCCGTTGATGCGATAAAACAAGCCCGAAGTCGTACTCCAAACATCGCCGTTCGTAGGAGTTGTCGGTGCGGTTCCGTGAGGGAGCCTTAGCCCTGCGCTTGCGGTTGTGGAAGCGGGTGTGTCAATCCGATTGAGCCAACTCAAAACACCATCGTTTTCAATGCGACCTCGCTCTGTACGAGTTGTCGATCCATTGGGGGTTGTCGAAAAGCTGATGTATGTGCCTTGCGCGGTATCTGTCCATGCTTCGGATGTGTGGAAGCGGATAACCGCCCTAGAAAGTGAGCTATAACCCGTTGCACCGTAGCCTTGACCACCCAAGAAAACGAGCGTGTCACCACTCTGTAAGGCGGTAGGACTTGCAATCGTTCCGCGACTTGAGCGACCTAAGAAAAGACCGCCATTTGTGAATGCGCTTGATGTGGCTACATAGCCTTGGTCGCTTGTGTTGGTGTTTACGCTACATCCCGCACCGCTAATTGTAAGCGCACTCGACAGAGTCGATCCCGCTTGACGCAGTTGCAAAAGCGGAGTCATGACACCAGCAATTGCTACTTCTAAATCGAGACCGCCACCGACCGAACCTGCTGTATTCGAAACAACAACACCGCAAACTTGCGCGTAACTCGCCTGCACACCAAGCGAATCTTGAGCATCGTAATTAAGGCAAATATCGCCACTCGTCACGGGTCGATAGAGTGTGAGTGCTTGCGAAACCGCTTGCTCGATGATCGCATTGCCTTTGAGATAAAGCCCATACGCACCAACGGGATCAATCTGCATCCCTGCGCCCGATGTTCCCCAAGTCGAAGCATCGCCAACACTCCAAGGGGTCGTGAGGTCGTTGTGACCTGCGATATTTATTTTTGCATTAAGCGCGTTCTGCAAATCGGTCTGTGCTGATAGGGTTCCGGTGATCGAACCCCATGTCGCACCGCTCGAAGCAGTGCCTTGAATAATGTTTCCGCTTGCATCGTAACCGAGCAAGCCGACTTGTGTACCTGTAGGGATTGAGCCGATTTGCAATGTCGAACTAAGTTGCAACGCACCGACAATCTGCGATCCGCTTGCGTTTGCCGAAAATCCGTTGCCATTATCGCAACGCAAGTCTATCGCATTGTCGCCAAGACTGAGAAAATCAAGCAAGACTCCGCTTGCGTTATACGCTTGCAGATTTACAACGCCTGCGCCAAGATCTAACCGAGAACGCACTTGCGCCCCGTCTCCATAAGTCAAAATCGAACTGCTTGTATCTAAGTGCAATACGCCATTGACGACACTAGGGTTCGCCCCTCGCGTAAGATACAACGCCTGCCCCGCAGTCTGCGGGCGAATCCACGACCCATCGGGAATGCGGATCGCTTCGCCACCTGCCATCGCGCCCGTGATCGAAAGCCCCACCGCAAACGGAATCGTTGCAGTTGTTGTGCTTGTACCATCGCGCTTGATGAAAGTTCCATCAGCGGTAACAAGTGCGTTAATCTGCCCTTGCGCTTTGCTGAACCCCTGCAAAATCGTATCGGTCGCCACAATCGCGGAGTTTGTCGCAGAAAAGCCCGTGAGGACTTTGCCGATCACCGCGCTATTGGAAAGCGTTGTCGTGATCGCAGTTGCGCCCGATCCCGTGACCTCGCCCGAAAGCGTGATCGTTTGGTTGCCCGTGAGATAGGTTGCGGAGTCCATACCCCAAACACCCGCAGTTTTTCGGAGTAGTCCGTTTGCTGTCAGTCCTGCGATTGCTGTTAGATCGGAATCAAGCGGTTGATAAAACGCGGAGTAGTCGCCCACTTGCGCGGTGACTGCGCCCGTGCGACCGAAAACCGAAAGAACGGGAACGGATGGGATATCCGAGGTGAGTGCGATTGTTCCGCTTGCGTTGGGTAGAGTCCATGTTCTCGCAGATGCAGGGGCAGACGGGAAAACTAGGTCGCTTTGCGTTCCGTTGCTCGCTTGCCAAATAATTTTCTGCGAGTTGGGGTGTAAGCTCAGATAGGAATTGTCGATTGCCGATTGCGAAACAAATTGCCCTGCGTTGGCAAAAACAAATGTGCTACCACTCCCGCCTGTCAGATTCAACACTTGCGGACTCGCGAAAGTGAGGGGCAGATACTCACCAAACTTTGCGATCAAATCAGATTGTGCGTTAATTGAACCCGTAATCGAACCCCATGCAACCGACCCACCGCCACCGATTGCTTGAGCATAAAGCCCATCGGGTCGAATCTGCAAAGCATTGTTTGCATATGTCGATAGCTTAATCTGAGCCGATAGGGGAGTTGCAAGAGTGCCAAGACCGCTAAAGGCGATTGTGCTTGAATCGGAATAATAGACCCGAGACAGCCCCGAAACAGAACCGCCTGCGTTTGTCACATCGTCCTGCACAAACTTTGGACTTAAAGGATCACCCGTTGGAGTTGTCACGACTAGCTTATAGCTCACAGACGGATCAAGCCAAAGCCGAGCTTCACCGCGAGCATCTAAAATAATCGGGTTTGTGTTTTGACTCGCACCGCTTGAATCCGTAAAAGTATCAACGGGGGTTGATGATCCTGCGATGTAGGTATAGAGCTTCCAACCTTGCGCGGGGGCATTGTCATCATCGAACCACTTAAAAACAATGGGAGGACACAGATTCATTTAAAATACCGCCCTTTGAGTGTATCGCCTTCATAAGTGAAAGAAAGCGAATCAATCCCCCACGTCTTCACGTTGCAAAAACGGAAATTAAGGGATTCAGCGGGGCAGGTCACGACCGCACAAGCATCATCATTTACTGCTTGGCATCCCGAATAAGAACGAAAGTCTTGCGTGCCTTGACCTTTGTTTTTTTTGACCACAAAAGCCCCGTCATTTTTCGCAACCAAGACCCAATTTGAATCACTCTCTTCAAAAACCGCTTTAAGAGAGTAATCCGTGAAGATCTCATTGACTTTTGTGTTTGGTGTGTTTTCGGTCAGCTCACACCCGAAAACCAAAAGACTTGAAATAATTAAAAGTCGTTTCACTCGATCCCCCTTTTAAGTTGTAACTAATCTAAATGTATCAACGTCACAAGCGGGATTCGCAGCTCCGCTTGTAGTTTTCGGGTTTCTTGGCAAAATCACTTGATCCGTGTTGAAGTTGCTTACAACCGAACTGTCAAATGTGAGCGTAAGTGAGCCATAGGTAGAGCCTTGGTCGCCTATTGTGGTCAGAATCGGCATATTGTTCGAAATGTGGCAATAATGCCCACTCGATGCGATATTGGTTGCATTGGATAGCACAATCCCGTTGAATGGGGTCGTGTAAGTGCTACTTGGATTTACGATGTTGTCAGTCATAATAATGGACGTCACAATCGTACTCGCGTTGCTGATATTAGTTCCATCAATTGCAATTTTGCCAAAAACACAATTCGAAATGGTGACTTCCATTTCGGCTAGGCTCGTTGCGGATTGCACCAACATGATACGACTATTCTGATCCCTAAACTCGCAGGACGTGACCGAAACATACCGCCCAAAGTCGATTCGCCCCCCAATCGGTCTGAAATCACATCCAACCAATTTGGCATTTGAGAATAGGTTAGGGATTGTTGAGTAATTGCCAAGGAATGAGCAACCGACAAATTTTGCGGAGTAATCAGGCAGAACCGCACCGATTGAATACTGCACCATTCCATTAAACGTGCATCCGTCAAAAAGCATATTGATGTTCACACTTAGGCTCGTGTAAATCACATCAACGTCAAACGTGCATTTTTCGAAAGTATGCGACCCTTGAGCCGAAACGGGGGTATAGGCAGAGAGGAATCGGCAATTTGTGAATTTTTGAATCGTTGTCGTGTTGACCGAAAAGAAATCACCTGAAAAGGTCACATCGCGCACGTCACAATTTCCAAGTAGCGGAGTCGTGCCCGAAAATGTGATCTCTGCGTTTCTCGCGTTGAATGTGTTGATTGTAACTGATCCCGTGCCATTATAGGTAAACGAGGCATTGTTGAAATCAACCACCCTCGTTCCAAGGCTCGCCAAAACAAAAAGAAAATTCGCGGTTTCATCACCAGAGCGCACCCCATACCATGAGCCATAAATGATCTTATTTTCAAGCAAAATTGAATTGCCCTCGCTGATTTGGGCAAAGCAAATTTGAGTAGGGGAGGCTTGAACGTAGCCGAGCCTTCTAACCCCATCCGTGTAAATCAAGGTTCCGTTTTGGATTAAACAATCACTCACAAAGCCCGTTGTTGTGGCTTGGTGTAGGTAATCAAAATCCCCGTCAAACGAAAATGTTTTTTCACCTTGAGCATCCCGAAGCGCGGTCAATGTTGTCGTGTCAATGATTACTTTTTGCTCTGTCGCATTGTAACTAAAGAATAGTCTTGCACTTAGAATGCGGTCAGTAAATGAGAAAACCCCTAAATCAGTTGCGACAATAGCATAGTTTGCACGCGATGCCATTTGAATGGAGCCTATGACTACCTTGTCAGCATCTGTGTATGTGCAGGTAATCGAACCGCCCTCACGGATCAAAAGCCCATAAAGGCTGATAAGCTCAATCGAGGGCGCACCAATCGCAGAGAGCAAAAAGGTTCGGTCAATCAGAACAGGAGCGGAGTGTCTGCCTGTCATCCGAACAAATCCCGAATAGTCATCACTCGACCCATTGCCAACCGCACCCCACCAAATCGGTGAGACCCATTCGAGATAGCTTGTGATAACTAGGTTGAGTGTTGCAAGTCGTAGCGGTTCAATTTGAGTAATTGTGAGCCCACTTGTCGCCAAGGTCAAAGTCGCGCCCGTTGAGCTTGTGAACTCTGCCCCGTCAATGATGAGTGGATAAGCCCCGTTTAGATTGCAGTTCGCCGAAAGGGTATAAGTGCCCGAGCCGATTGTGAGACTTTTACCGGTGGTGTTGCAATAAGCGTTTGCTTGGAGCAAAAAGCCCTCAACAGGACTCGCACCCGCCACCGCGCCAAATTGGTCAGCAATTACACCCGCATTCCAAAAAATCCGCTCCCATCGCCCCGTTGCGGGCATGGAATTAGGAGCGATCACCGCGCCCCCGTCATCACTTGCGGAGCTTGAGCCATTCCACTTAAACAAGCCCCCGCCCCTGTCATTGGTGTAATAATTGGCAACCAACACGTAAGCCGAAAATCCAGCAACTGCGCTTTTGAGTTCCGCGATGTTTGCGACCATCTCAAAGTTTACAACATCCGCGCCCGCCTCAATCGACCCTTGAACGCTTGGATTTGTCCACACATCGATCCAACCACCCGCACCATCCGAGGCTTGCAAAGTGACTTTGTAAACACCAACACCAAACCAAAGTGGGCCCTGCTCAGTCCGTCCGTCAATTCCCAAAACTTGCGGATTATTCGCGGGGGTTGTCAGCCCTGCATCCGTGTAAATCTCTTTTAGCGAATTTGTGGACGCGTCCCGAAAAACCAAACGACCGCCCGACAAGGGCAGTCCGTTTGCGTTGGGATATTGGGGGTAAACATCGACAATGTTTTTGACTTCGAATAGGCTCATTTTCTTTTTTGCTCCTGATAACCCGTGTTCAATGCTCCAAGGTTTCTAAAGTAGTTAGCAAAAAAGTTCTCACGCTCTTGCGCTTCCATCACCCTTTTTTGCTGAGACTGAGCCACCGCACGGGTAGCGGTTCCTGCGGTCGCTTTGCGCTCTGGAATTACCGCCTTGACTGCATCAACTGCGGTTCCAAGAACGGGGAGCTTTTTAGCTTGTTGCTCTGCAAGTTTTGTGCCTTTGCCAACTTCGCTCAAAAGACTAGCACCGCGCTCTTTAATCCCTGCGGTCTCGTTTGCATAACGCGCATAACCCGAAGCCTTGTGGATGTCATAGCCTGTAAATTCTTTGATCTTGCGGGATGCCTCATCGCTCCCTCTCGCGCCCGTTGTGACCATTGATTTAAGCCACCCCTCAGCATTCTCGAATTTATCACCTGCTTTACGCTTGATCGTTCCAAGCAACTGCGAGCGCTCTGCATAGCCCTTCATGGCTTCATCCCACTCAGTCAAAAGATTAGGATCAGTCGCCTCGATTGTTCCGCGAATTTGATCTTTGAATTTTGCGTTTAGGCTTTTAAGCATGGCTTGAGCCAATGGATCGGGGGTGTTTGTGCGCTTGACAACCTGCTCCAAATCTTTCACAACCGATCGCAAAGTTTCAAAGTTCACATTGTCATCAAGTAGTGAGACTTCCTCAGCAATCTGCATCATTTCGGGAGACAATGCCTTGCTTGATTGTTTGCCTTTGCGCTGAATGTTTGGCTTCCACTCAATGACTGCGACTTGATCCACAACCTCGCCATTGTCATCAAGCACATCTTTAACCACAACTCTGCGACCGACCTTATCTAGCTCATCGGCTACAATGGATTTAATTGGGGTTGAATTAGTTTCAACTCCACCCATGCGATTCTCAATCTCGCCAATTTTGTCACCGAAAAATCTTTGTTGCTTTTTGACCGCATCAACCGCAGGAACCAAAACCTCCTCGGTAGCCATAAAAAACGGATCATCTGTGCGAAGTCCACTCTTAACCTCACTCGCCCTCGCTTGGTACTGAGCAAAAGGAACATCGCGCCCACGCTCACCAATTAAAGGCACTTCAAACTCTGCTCGGTCGGGAGTCATTTTTCCGCTTGCATCACGGGGCATATACCAAGGCAACGCGACCTCATCACCGCTTGCGATTGACTCACGGGCCTGCACAAGCTCATCCATAGCTTTCGCCAACTGATCAGGGTTTGCGTTTGGATCTTGACTCAAGGCATCAACACGACCTTGCAAAAGCTCGACCTCGGGAGCGGTTGGGGTGTTGCTATTGCCAGGAATTAACTTGCTTGTAGCACCGCCCAAAGCACCGCCAAAAAGGGTATTGATTCCCGTGTTCATCGCTTCGGTTTTGAGTCCACGTTGCTCCATCAAGCCCTCAGCAGTTCCGCTCAAAAGACCCTCAGCGCCACCGCCAAGAGTTACCCGAAGTAGGGGGTTGGAAATGCCTTTGGTGAGATTGCCTGCAAGTGCGCCCGTTCCAAAAAGAAAAGCATTTGCTGGGTTTTTCAAAGCATCCTCAGCAAATCCTTGCACCGCGCCTGCGTTTGGTGTTGCTCTAGCGTTCACCATTTGCTCTTGGTAGGCTCCTAAAACATCTTGAGCGTTGCCACCACCCAAAAGCGTCCCAAGGCTTGAAGCACCACCTGCAAGCGTTCTAAATGGAAGACTCGCAACATCGCCCACACCCTTGCCAATATCACCAAGGAAAGACTGCCCCGCATCGACCGAAGTTAAGCGGGGGAATAGCATTTGCAAGGCTTTGTCTGTGTCGCTCAGTTGTGGGCTGAAATCCTCGGGAGGACGGAGGGCAAGGGGCTTTTGTTCTTGCTGACCGATCAAGCCCGAAAGGATGCCTTGGACTGCATCTCCATCGTCTGCTTGCATTGCATCGAGCAAAGAGTTCGCTTGGTCGCGTGTGATTTGATTTGAGTCAATCGCGCTTTTGAGGATTCCTTGCAATGCTTCACCATCATCGGCTTGCATCGCATCGAGAATTGAATTTGCTTGATCTTTTGTAATCACTTGAACCTCGGTAAATCTTTAACTGATTTTTTTGCGCCACTTGGTTTGCCTTTGTTTTCATCCTTGCGGGTTCCGAAAACATCACCTTTTTGGCTGACAATTCGTTGAGCTTGGCTTTTTTTGATACGAATGAAGTCTTTTGCAAGGTCAATCAAACGCTTCAAATTTGTTCCACTTGTACCAACTTTATCGTTAATGAATTTTGCAAATGCGCCTTGACCACCAACAACATAGTTCCCTGCTTCGCCTTCTGTAACTGAAAGTCCAGGTTCGATGACTTGAGATAGGAGCTTTGCAATTGCAAAAGGTGAGTCCATTTGGTAAGCAGTATCAAGCATTTCAATGCTTGAATCGTAGGCTTCAGGAGCAAGCAAATTGTTTTTATCAAGAGCTTTCCAAATGCGGTCGTCAATGTCGCCCTTGGCTTTTTTCTCAATCTCTTTGAGTTTGATCCCATATTCAGCCATTTGCAGATTAAGCCTTTTTTCTTCGTTCTGAAGTGACTTATCCGAGCGTTTGCCTGACTCGACTTTAAGCCCTTGGTTTTGAACATCAATTGCAAATTCAACGGGGTTTTTAACTTTTGGCATCAAGATCTCGGCAAGGCTTGCGTTGCCTGTGATCTGTGCAATTTGCGCTCTTGCTGAACTGATCGCAGAATACAAGGCTTGATATTTCTTAAACTCTTCGTCAAACTGAGCTTTGGGCAAATTTGGAGCAATGAGCTTTTGTCTCACCTCCTCAATTGCCATGTACTCATCTTTCAAGTCTTCGACCAAAAAGCGTACTTGCGGATTTTGCAAAGCAATGTTTTTAAGATTCGCCTTCTCAAACCCCATCATTTGATTTAAAATGTTTGGAGCCTCTGTAGGGTCTGCTTCAACCAAAAGCCCGTACTGCTCCGCAAATGGTGCACCACTTGCTTTAATCGACTCAGCAAGTTGTGGGGCAATGCCCAATAGTCTTTGAGCACTCTCCATCTGCCTAGCCATTTGCTCATTCTGCATCCGTCCGCGCTGATTATTGATCGCGTTCGTCTGCGCCCCTTGAAAATCCTGCACTAAGTTTCCAAAAGGGTTGATTGTGGCATTTTGTGCCATTTGTAAGATGCTTTCCATTATCGCCTCAGTATTGCAAAGGTTGAGCTTGGGAGGGTTCTGCTGTGTTTGATCCACGCAAGAGTTTAGCCATGTACTCTAAATCCTTCATGCGTTGCGCTTCGTTGTATTGCCTTTCGGATAATTCGCCAAAATAGCTCGATAGATTCGACCCCGCACCACTCAAAATCTGCCCACCGACTTGATAAGGGAGCATCGCCATTTGCGAATTGACCACGCCTTTTTGCATTTGAGCGTTTGACAAGGCTCCCGCGCGTTGAGTCGCAAGATTCCCCATATTTTGACTTGCGTTGATTCCAACGCCTGCAATCTGTCCGAGTTCGGCAAAGCGTTGTTGTCTCGCTTGTTTTCGGGCTTCAAAGTCATTCCAAAAGTTTTGGGCGTTAAATGCGCGATCTTGTTGCATCGCTTGCTGAGCTTGTCCATAGCCTTGCCGACCGATGTTAGACAAAAGCTCCAAAGCTTTTTTTTGCGTTGCGCCTGAGTTGAGAGTTCCTTGAGCCAAAGCAGAGCCTTGAAGGGCATTGAGTGCGCTTTGTTGCTCGTATTGCATTGCAGGGCTTAAAAAGTCCATCACGTTTTTATCATAGGTAAACCCGCGCGGATCTTCCACACCTTGCCCCGCCAAAGCAGACCAATCCTCAAGCCCACCCATGCCAATATCGAGCAAGGGTTGATTGTAGCCCATCGCCTGATCATAGCCCTTGTTAATCTCGCCCGTTGCGCGGTTGATTGCTCTGCGAGTTTCGCGTCCTGCATTTGCACTACCAAAAGCCCCTAAAACGGATGAGGCTAGTTTAGCCCCACCACCGACCAAAAGAGCAGTTGTTAAAGGTTCCATTATTTTACCGCCTCTAGGAGTATTACTCCTGTTAAAAATACCTCTTTATTATATGCTTCAACTCCGTTTAGAGTTGGCAATACAAAGGATTCACCTCTTGCGATCACGGGCAAAAATGTTTCCCCGTTTGTGTAGCTTAAAACGGACGGCACCGCCTTGTATCTTGCACCGCTTTGAGCGTTGATTTTGGGCATTGTAAGCGTACCCGAAGCGGAGCCTTGCCACCGAACCGAAACAACCAAGGCTTGACCGATGCAAGCGGTCTCAACTGATTGGGGGGATGAGCCAACTATTTCCAAGGTGTACCCTCGTCCCCACTCTCCCTGCAAAGCGGTTCCAAGGTTTTGATTCCACCTGTCTAAGTCAGCTTGCATCCCCCCGCGCGGAAATTGATCGATCCTCATTGACCTATACCCTCTCTAGCCAAGAGACGACCACCGCGCATAACAACCTTAATCGGGTCAGAGATTGTAACTCTGTAAACCCTTTCCCGAGCGCGACCACCTAAACGATGCCACCGCACTCCTGCGCTATAATTCCCAATTTTACCAATACTAGCCCTTAACTCGCCATACCAAATATGGCAATCGTCACTAAACTCTAGCATGGCAACGGGGTCTTCGCCTTGTCCAATTTGAAGCCCCACACCCGTTTCCATTTCAACCTCAAAAGCTGAATGAAATAGGGGAGTGCCTTTTGCGTTATAAATTGGGCTTTGGTGGATTCGCACGATTAGGCGACCATCGTATTCAATGTAGCGATCAAGACTCAAAGTGAGCAAAGCTGGATCTTCACCGCGCAAATTGCCACAGATCACGCGACCAAAAGCGAAGGTTGCATCAGTCACATCCCATCTGCGAAGCTGATTTGTCAAAGGATCACGACTTGCCCTCTCATGCCACATTCCGTTCGAAGCATCGTAAACTATTGTTTTATCGGCAGTTACAAGGCTTAGAACATAAAACACATGACCCTCTTGCTGATAACTAAGCGAATAGGCATCACGCAAAGAGAGTCCGTTTTTTGTAATGAGATACGAGATTGCGGGGTTTGTGACTGCTTGTGCTTGGTAGCCTTGGGTCATGTAAACTTGCCCCGTTCCAACTGCACTCGACCCGAGCCAAAAACATGAATCACCGATCACTTGAACGGAATAAGCTGAGGCACAACCGATGTCTGCGGTCGACCCTAAAATACGTCTCAAGGGTAAATCAGCATCGCCCGACTCAGTCCAAACTTCATAAGATCTAGTCCCAAAAAGCCACACATTGCCCGAAGCTGAGGCGATTGCAATCACGGGATCTGCGGAGCGTTCCGCCGTGAAAAATCCGTTTGCGTTCCAAAGTTTTGCGGATTGGTTGATGTCGCTGAAATAGACGCGGTTCGTGTCGTCAATGGCATAAAAGAATCCACCGAGATAAATGATTCCGGTGGGATTGGTGAGGTCACTATCAATTTGAACGGGTACAAGTGCGTTTGCGTTTAGGTCAATGCAGTACATTGTGACCCTATCAACAATCACAAGATAGGCTCCGTTATCAGCCATTTTGACCCGTGTTGGAAGTCCTGAAATGAGGAAAGATCTCAGCACAGAGCCATTGTCACCAAACTCATAAACTACACCGCCATAGACCGCAAAAAGACGACCTGTCGCGGTTGTGTGAATCCCGCGACAAGTTGAGCCGATGTTTGGGATGGTTGCAAAGCGTTCAGTTCCAGGACAACCAATCAAAATGATTTGTTCCTCTGCCCCGTTGTTGACCACTTCGGGATAGAGATTGAGCGTTCGAACCGCACTCACATTAGGTGAGCGGTGTTGATAAGTTTGGAGCGACCAAGGCACAGAAACCATGCTCATCTTGCAAAACCTCCACCCACATAGCCATCACCGCGAATGTCCCACCGACCGCGACTTGAAAGGAAGTCATTTACCGCCCGTTTCGGTCGGTTTGCCATGCGCTTCAAGATCTCGATTCGTCTGCGAGCCTCTTGTGTTACTTGTTGCTCTTTAGATGGGTTGTCGTATTCAAGCGTCAAGATTCGCGCGGTCTCCCAAATCAACGCACCCTCGTAAGCACTCGGCAAGGTCACAACATCGTCTAGTTCGTACTCGGGAAGCATGATTGTGGCGGTTATGCGAATAGGGAAGGTTTGACTAGGACGGGGATAGATGCGAATCTCTCCCGTTGAAGCCGTAATGCGCTGATAAGAGTACCACGTTGGCATCGATTGTTGATTTTCCACACCCTCGCTTGAAATCAAATCAGAAAAAGCGAGTTGGATCATATCGAACCAAACATTCCCGCTTTTGTACTGCATGGACTTGACCACACTAGGCACGCGAGCGGTGACAAAATCACCCGTTGCGCCTAGTGTGTAATCGCTTTGAGTCGAGTTGATGTTGCCCGTGATTAAATAGTCATAGCTTGGAAATTCAGCCTCAACGGATAGATGTGCCACGACTTGATTAAGTGTTTGTAGGGCTATATCCATGTCTCTTGCGGGAATTGGTGCAATATCGGCAAAAGCCCCGCATTTTTGCAGGGCTTGGGTGCAAAGATCTCTTGCGGTCGCCATTAGTCAAATAGTCCGCTTGAGGGTTGCTCGGGTGTGGGCTCAGTTGGGGCTTTGGGTGGGCGACCGCGCTTGCGGACTTCCTCGATTCCGCATTCCTGCCAATTGGAAACATAGCCCTCTGCGATCAACGCTTGCTCTTGCTCAAGGTTGTCAATGATCTTGTAAATCTTGACTCCCTCACTAATGTCTTGCGCTTTGAGATACATCATCTTCGGATATTCAGCCATCATAACCTCCATAAAAAAGAAAAGCCCCACCCCGTAGGGCAGGGCATGATTCCAATTTAGTTAATAGGAACCCAAATTTTGCACGACCACTCGCGGGTGTAGCCCGTGATTCCGTACAATACATCCATACGAGTACGGGTGTCATCGCTTGCAATGTCGTGTTGGCGGTTGATGCGATAATCAAACCCGTCAATTTGACCGAAACGAGCGGGTGCGCCTCCGTCTGTGGTATCGGGCAAACGACCCGAACCCGCGATATAAGCATCGGGGTGGAACATGAGGGATTGGCGGTAAATCTTGCCTGCGGTTCCAAGGATTGTCACAACTGCGGTGTTTGCGGGGAGTGCAGTAACGTTGCGGTATGCACCTGTGGAATAGATCGGGTCAACGATCAAAGTTCCTGCGCCTGCGCCATCCAAAGAGACGGTTGTGGTCACACGGAATTGAGCCAAAAGACCTGTGTCGAATCCTGTTGCGGGTTTGACGCGATTGCACCCTGCAATGGTCAAGATTGTTCCCGCCTCGACTTGCAAGTTCGCGCCAAAGCCCGAAACACTCAAAGCTGTGGAGCCTTGTACAGTGACTGCTGATGCCATTGCACCAACAATGTCAGCAACAACGGAACCGCCCGCAGTGAAGCCAATGGAAATATTGGGGTTGCGGTTGAACTCAAACCACTCTGCACCAACTGCGCGACCTTCATAGCCACGCAAGTATTGCTGAGCAATGGACTGAGTCGGATTGAAGAGGGTTGAAGTGTTGTCTACGAACGAACCCATGTCGAGCGGGTCAACGTAGAAACGCATATCCATCATGTCACAATCAGAGACCGCAATGAGTGAGCGAGCGCGCTGAATATCAGCCTTAGACAAGGAAGTCCCGCTTGTTCCTGTTGCCAAAACCACGTTTGGAGTTTGGTTGATCGCACGACCGAAAAGATCTGCGTCCATATCCACACCTAGCTTTTTACCATACTCAGTGGCGGTTCCCTCAGCGTTAGACCAATTTTGCAGGATCTCAACGGAGGAAAGAGAAATCATGTTGTGACGTTGAATTGAAGTCACCAAAGTCTCTTCCAATTGCACAACATCGGTCGCGGTCGCCACTTTGCCCACAGTAGTAGTGGTACGCTGAGGCTTCATGATCCGCATCCATTGACCCTCTTTAATCCCGCCTTGGGCTTCGGAGTTGGAGTCGAAAGTGTGTTTGATGGAACGGGCAAAGCTCAAACCATCGTAAAAACCTGCGCCAACGGGTGCTTTGAGTCGGTCGAGAACCTTAAAGGAGTTAGGCATTATTTAATCCCTCTTTTTTGTCGCCAATATGCCATCGGGTCACTATCGGCAGTTGTGGTATTTGCACCGCTCGAACCACGCTTAATCGGTGGCGGTGCTTGGGTTGTTTTCGGTGCTTGGCTAAGACCATGCTCAAGCCTTGCAAAAAGTGATTCGCGCTCACTAGGTAGAGCACGGGCAAGAACGAGCGCATCTTGTGGATGCTTGGCAAGGTGCAGAGTGATTTTAGCTCCAAGCTCACTCTCAACAAGTCTTTGGGCTAGGTCAGCATCCCACGCAAGTCCGCTTTGTTGGACTGCTTGAGTGATAACCTGAGCCGATTGTGCAATCTGTTCGGGAGTGATCCCGAGCACTTTTGCACGTGCGTAAAAAGGCTTCACAAGCTCTTCTTGTGCTTGTTGAATCTCTGCTTGGACTGCTTGCGTTGTTTGTTGCAATTTGGAGCGATGCTCCACAACCGCATCAATGTACGCTTCATCCGTAGCAAAGCTATCGCGCTGAGGCTCGGTCGCTTGCGCTTGGAACTGGAGTTGCTTGAGTTGGGCTTCAAGAGATTTTGCTTTAGCGGTCTGCTTGGCAATCGTCTTTTGATACCCGTGTTCTAGCTTTTCCTTTTCCTTGGCTAGCTTCTCACGATCCTCAGCCAAAGCCTTCAAGCGCTCTTTGGCTTGCTCAAGTGTAAGCTCTTCCTCTTCTGCTTCGTTGGATTCTCCGCCAACTTCGGCTTGCTCGTCTTGGGTTTCAAGATCATCATTAGTGCCATTATCCTCTGCACTCAAGAGGCTTCCGCTTTGGTCGAGTTCGGTCTCATTAGCGTTTGGATCAAGCACGCTCTGCTCCTTTGTGGTTCGAGATGATTGCAATTTTAGTCGGCAATATCGACCCCCTTGAAGATTTCACTTCCACCTTTTACAAGAGTCGGAAGATTCACATCCTCGGGATTTTCCTCTAAATTAACATTTTTTGCCGATTGATTCACTGATTCTGATCGGTTTTGCCGATCATCTTCATTTTCATCCTCGTCTTCATCCTCTTTTTCTTTTTGGCTCATGGCTTTTAAGGCTTCATTGACCGCGCTTGAAATAAGGTCTTTTTGTTGCAAGGCTTGGTCATTTTGAATCTTCATGGACTCGATTAAAACCTTGACTTGGTTATTCATTTCCGCGATCTGAAGTTTCGTTTCGTTATCATCCTTGGAGCTTTGGAGTTCATTTTGCATTTGACGAATGATCTCCACAAATTGTTGTAATTGCCCTTCCATCTGCGCGATTTCTTCCTCATAGCTCGCTTGGACTTTTTGCAATTCCTCAACGGGGACTTCGGTGCTTGTGACCTCATCAGCAAAAGCGGGGTCAATTTTGGCGAGTGATTTCAAGGCATCGTCTGCGCCAATTGCACCACTATTTTTAAGCAAAGCCTTGGCAAATGGTGGCACATAAGCGGGGTTGATTGTTCCAAGGGTAGTCATCATGAGATTAAGCGTCTCAAGTCCTTCTCTGCGTTTCGCTTCAAATGATGGGCCACTAGCAACTTTGGTCTTAATGTATTTCCGCAATTGGGGCTTTAAAATCTCAGCAAGATTAAGCGTGACTACAACCTTTTTCCCCTCTTGATTGGTCAACACAAATTCGCGGTCGGTGTCGTAAACCATCGGCATCAAGTCGATCATCGAGTCAGCAGAGTAGGAAATGGCTTGATGCAAATTCGCATGGTAGTGAGCTGTCGGAATCTCCCCTTGCTCATTCCGCAAAAAGACCGCTTTGCCAGAGTCATTCGCGCCAATCGCATTCCCTAGCATCTCGGGGGTAATGCCGATGCTAAGACCCATATCCTGCATCGCTTGCAAACGAGAGTTCATGCTCGGAGCAGTCTGAGCATTATTGTCAGCCCGTTGTGGTGGAGCGATTGGCACGCCCGTCTCGGGGTCAACGTCATTATACTCTAGCTTGGAGTACGCAACTCGGTTTGCG